CTTACATGCCTTTATACCATGAAGCACAAAAAATTCTGAAGTTGCACAAAGCTCGTATTGAACCGTTTTGGTTTTATTTATTTGGTGCACCAGGATTTGGTAAAACAAAGTTTATGGAGTTCTTTATTCCTGCAGTTTACAACTGCCTTAAGACTCCAGCCAAATATTCTCTTTCTCAGCGTTATGAACGCAAGTTAGATCAAGAGTTTTGGGACAGTTATGCCAACCAATGGTGTACTTCTGTTGATGATGTTTTCCAGGTCAAGGATGTTGAGGCTCGTACTCAAACTGCTATGGAACTTATTTACATGGTTAATTCAAACCCTTATCCTTTGCATATGGCTTCTATAGAATCAAAAGGTCTTGTTTCATTTGAGTCCAAGTTTGTTATCACTACAACTAATGAAGACCAATTACCACGTAATTTAGGAATTACCGATGCTCAGGCGCTTTATCGCCGTATTGGTATGCGTGTTGAATTATCCACACAGGATGGACAAAAATTTCCCGTTAAAACAACTCCATGGACAATGGCTGATTTTGCCAAATGGAAGTTTACCGTTATCTACACCGACGCCTCCGCCTGTATTGAATTAACATTTGAGGAACTCGTGAATACTGTTGTGACTAAACTTCGTGAAAAAGAAGTTGCTGCTAAACAATTAGATAGTGCCTATTCTACTATAGACTATTCGGTCTGTATGGACGCTACTAATGCAGTTGATCCCGCCTTCATTAAGAAGGTTTCTCCACAAGGGATGTCAGTCAGTACTAATCGATTTACCGCCGCCTATTATGGTGATGATAATGAGTGGCTTGTCAGAAGACCACCTTATCTTGCTCGTGTTGCTGTTAGGCAACAAAGGAAGGCTTGGCCTATGAATCCCCCCCAACATAGCCATCAAGAAAAACTCTACTTAAGCGGACATTTTGAATTTTGTTATGAGTTTTATCAGTTTGCACAAGAACATTGGGATTTTGTTCTTGAGAATCCTAATTGTCTTATGCAATCAATTTTCCTTAAGGCTAATGGTGTTTCACCAGGTACCAAACTTAGTAGGCAACAAGCTGAGGAAATGCATACTTTTTGTCGTAATTTTACATCCTATGCTGATATTAAACCTTTTTTA